TATTCAAAGATTGCAAACTCTGGTTCATCACAACAGATTTCAACCTCTGAATCTAATCACAACTATAACTTCTATGTTGACAACTTTATTGGGGAAACGGAATGGTTCAACACAATGATGAAGGAATATAATGTTAAGGTTGTACCAGCTAATCAAAAACAGGCTGGACTTGAATCTAGAGTTGTAAAATCCTATAATGGTATTAATAGAGGATTGTAATGACAGTAATAAGTTTTTTATCACTTAACGGACAAGAGTTGACGGAGCAGGGTCGCAAGATTAATGATTCAATAGTCCTGAATGCATCAGATGTTGAATTAGACGAGGGTGTACGAAAAAGATATATAAAAGCATCTAAGAGAAAATTTTCTTTCAAATGGGAATGGCTACCCTCTCTAGCCTCCCATACAATTGATAATCGTAAGGCAAGAGATTATATTAAAGATTTAGCTTTGACAACAAGATCAAAGATACCGATGTCAATAAAACTTGACCCTGCAAGACCGGCTGAGTTGATATATGTTTATATTGAGGATTATTCAGAGGATTTAATAAGAAGGGATATTTCTACTGGTTGTGATTATTACTCAGTAAGTCTAAGCGTTGAGGAAGCATAATGGCTGACGGAGATCCACTTCAGCAGATAAACGAACAATTAACCGGAATAAGGTTTTATAACGGCACACCATTAATTGGAATATCTTGCGCTTTAACAATTGAAGTAACTGGAACATTCCAAGGTGGTCAAATTCGTGGTGCAACCTATGATGCACAGTCTGGTCTGGCTGACATTACTTTTGCAGCAAGGAAGATTATATCTGGAAGCGCAACACTAGACGCTACGACTGTAACAATCTCAGCCAGTACAAAGGGATTTTCATCTTTTGCCTATCTTGTTGGTTCTGCAGATGTTACAAGTAGTTCCCTCAAAGTCGCTAGAGCCGCAGCAACTCCATCTGGGTCGGCAGACACCTCTGCTGTTGCAAGAAGAATCCGCCACACATCAAGCACTCAATCTGGCTCAGCAGATGTCGTAGTTGCTGGTAGAAGGATAAAATTTGCTGGCTCGATATTAACTCAATTATTAAGTATCATTATAAATGATTTAGGGACAATTAGAGTGCTTGAGACAGGCCCTCTATCATCGTCTGTAACCCTTCTCATTGCCGATCTCCTGCGTTTTACACCCAATACTCGCACTCCTGGGTCAATTGTCTCTTTATTACTGCTAGACGGTCAACCATTGACTGGGCAGAATCGTAAATATAGTAATTCAACTAAACCTAATTTTATTGAAAAAAAGAATTGGAATGCTTCTAAATCTAGATATTACAAGAACCCAGACAAAGCTGGGAGAGTTAGTTTCAAACTATCTTGGGAATGGCTGCCCTCAGAAAGAGAACAGACTATTGATTTAAGATTTGCAAGAAATTTCATAAAAGACAAATCAATAGATCCAGATTTACACACATTAACTATTTTGTCATACGGCGAAGACCCCGAAGACATTTTGGATGAAACAGAGTACAATGTATTCATTACTGGATATGACGAAGAACTCATAAGAAGAGACTTGAATTCTGGCGTATACTTTTGGAATTGCAGTATGGATTTGGAGGAGGTTTAATGTTAACAAAAGATATTAATGGCAAAACTTTATCAACAAACTTCCAAAGTGCAATCAACGCCTATGCTCAAAAGGTCAAACCAAAAGTTGTAATCACTTTCCTTGACAGTAGACATTTGGATAATCTAACAATTGCAACAAATGATTCATACGCATCCAACACAAAGGGAACAAGACCTGACCAGCTTGCAGGTAATACATCTCTTTGTGGATACTTCTTCACTCCTCAGCAGTCTGTCAATGGTTTGCAAAGACAGGCATTTACTTGGGCTATTGCAAATGAAAAAGATTCTAATGGGAAAATTATTCGTGCTGATGGCAATTGGCATGCAATGCCAAACGACCTGTCAGACAATTACGAATTTGGCTGGAGATCAAATTCTGTTTCAACCAATAGTGCCTATGTCGATGGTGGTTATTCTTTTACAACCAATCCATATGTGGAGTACAGCTTTACTCAAAGAAAAGTTAACAAAGTAAGAATAGTAACATCAGAATTTTATGGGAAAATAAGTTGTTATAAAGTTGATTTTTATAACAATACTTATTCATTGTTCCACACATCAAATGGCACAATTGGAAAAGATGAATACTATAAAGACCATATATTGCCGACCTCTGCAGTAACAGATATGGTGGATAAAATAAGAGTAACAATCTATAGTACTCAAAACAAACAAGACAATGCAAGAATAAATGAAACAATACCTCTGTATGAAGTGGATGTTACGGATTATGTCGTATCTCATTCAATAGATAGAACTGGAGAATTATGGGAAAACTCAATCCCAATCGCCGGCACTGGCTCATCGTCAGCATCAATTTCATTAGATAATACAACAAAGATTTTCAATCCATTTGACGATACATCAACATATGGTAAATATATGAAAAAAGATTTGAAAGTAAATATATATAACGGCTGGAGGATTATAAAAACTGATGAGATTCAAATATCAAATGAATTGAAAGTCGCCATGAATACATCAGTAACAAGTATGACTTTGAGTGATGCATCTTATTTCCCTCAAGGCAATAGCACAAACTACTTTACCGCAATTATTGATCCCGGAACTGATAGCCGAGAAGTCGTTCTCTACTCCTCCAGAACTGATAAGGTTGTTACAATTGTAGAAAGAGGGTACGCAGGGACAACGGCAAAATCTCATTCTGTAAACGCAGTAGTCGTAGTTGATCCATACGAATATGTTAACGGTGGGGAATTCTACATAGATGAGTGGTCTGGTGGAAGTTCGATGGAAGTATCTGTCCGTTGCCTTGATAAAACAAAGTTCTTGACTGAAAAACAGATTACAACAGGATTTTATTTGCAAAATTTAACAGTTGGCGATGCTGTTGAGAATCTATTAATGCAGACAAATATTTCCAAGAACGAATTTACTCAGATTGTTCCCTATTCCCTCTACAGCAAAAAGAATGCAATAGCTTCTTATTCTTTTTCATCACCTATCTGGAGAGATGAAGATGCCGTAACTCCGGGGAATGGATTAAGGGCTAGGATATGGAAGATTGAATCGGGGAAAGAAAATGAAGTTAAGGACATTAAAGCAGATGCTTTAGATGTGCAGTTGTCTGATTATGACAAAGCAATGGGTTCAAAAGCATACATACCACCTTCTTACACAAGTTACTCAACAGTTGACACATCAGTAAATGGTTTTTCTTCCAATACAGCATTGGCTGTAAATATAAGTAATTTTTCATTTACAAAAGATAGCAATACTTATAGTGAATACTTTAATGGCGTAATTGATGGCTATTACATCCCGACAGCAAGTGGAAATCAATCATTTGAATTATTGACAGCAAGTTCTGGTGTGAGAATGTATTTAGATGACACAATTATTATTGATTACTGGAATGGCGCAGCTCCAGCATCTTCGCCTAGGTCACTAACTTCTTACGACTATATGGGGAGATATCTTGATCTTGATGCAAATGTCCCTTATAAGATTAGAATTGAATTCTACCATTCCGAAGGAATTATTGATTCAGGGTTCGCTTTCTCCTTAGACTTAAAGCAAAAAGCTTCTGGTGGCTCTTATGCAGGCGTTACAACTGCTAGTTGTAGAACAGTAGTAGCAGAAGACTCTTCTGGGTGTAGAAATGTAACATTTACATCTTCTGCTAAAAATAGAAATCACTATCGCAATAATGGTCTTTATATAAATAGTCCAACGATAGATACCGCTTCGGGTCTAGTGTCTGAGCCAAATAATAAATCAGTTCTTTTATCAACAACATCTTCAATTAGAATTCCATATGATGAATCTTTAAATCTAGGGAATTCCTCTTCATCTCAATACACAAATGAATTTACTTATGAAGCCTATGTAAAATTTAACAACGGTGCATTTACAGGTGACGGTACATACTTAACAAATGAAACAGTTGTCTCAAGCGTTAACTATGGATTCTCATTTTTCTACAATAACTCAGCTCATGGATTTACTATGCATACAGGTAGTGGAAGTAAAACAGTTAGCTCAAATACAGGAATTGATACCGATAAATGGGATCACATCTGTGTAACTTATAAAGACTCAAAATTAAAGTACTATCACGATGGTGTGCTGGTTGATACTGAGACTAATGTGACAGCATCAAACTTCGGGGTAGGGAATATTGAAATAGGTAATGCCTCTAAAGGGTTCTATATTGATGAGTTTGCTATATATAACAAGGCATTGGATGCGGAAACCATAAAGAACAGATGGTTTTCTACACAGATTAGACCAATAACAGTATTCCCTCATTTATATGGAAACGATCAAAGCGCAAAAGAAATTGTTGATGCGATATCTTTAGCCGATTTTGGAAGATTTTATGCAAACGAGGAAGATAAGTTTCAATACAATCATTTCTATAGATATTTCGAGCCATCTATTACTCAACATTCGAGTATACAAAAAACAATTAGTAGTAATAGTCATATAGTTTCTGGTGACTACAATGTTCAACTGCAATCAAACAAAATAACAATAAGTGTTACTGAGCAAAACCCATTGGTTTCTAACAGACAGGGTATCTGGACAGCAACACCAGATCCAGCAACGCTTGGTGTTGTCAGGCTTACTGATGGTATTGATTCAAATGACACGGTTTTGCTTGTGTCAACAACTAATGACCCTCCATTCCCATCAAGCGGATATTTGAAGATTGATGATGAGGTTATGAAATATACTTCAATTAGTTCCAACAGTTTTGCGGGGATAGAGAGAGGGCAGTTTGATACGGAAGCTACCGATCATTACACGAATGATCTTGTAAGGGAGGCTAGATATTATGAAATATCTTACGATAATGCACCGGCTTTCAATATTCAACAACCCTTCATTACTGCCATATCAAACACATCGCCAGCAGAAATAGAAATTGTTAAATTCTCTACAAGTTCATACACTGCTCAACTCCTATTGGCCGCCTCTAGTTCGGTAAATGAAGGAGGTCTTGCTTTCATACAAGGAAACAATGTATTGACTGGTGAACAAGACTATACGGCAATTGCTGGAACACCAATAATTAAACAGGAATCTTCTAATTTAATCAAAAAGCAAAGTGCAGAGTTGTCTTCTGATATTAAGAAGTATGGTCTTAAAGAAGTTGTTATTGATAATGAGTATATTTATAGTGCGGCAAAAGCCCAAGAAATTGCTGACTTCCTAATCTCCAAGTTTAGTGAACCAGTTCCTGTACTTAATATTCAAACAATTGCTATCCCAACACTTCAAATTGGGGATAGAATAAGAATATCCAACCTAGAAAGTCTTGGTATAATAGATACAGACTATTGGGTTGTTTCTCATAGTCTAAGTGTTGGGGATACATTGGATCACTCAATTACTTTAAGGAAGGTTATACAGTGAAAAGGTCATCAGAAAATGCCATCTCCTTTTTTGGTGCTGGTGGTCATAAACACGATGGTGTAAGTTCAACGCTAATAAGCACTGATAAATACTCTTTGTTTGACTTTAATCCTGGGTATAGAGGTTCTCAATCAAGAATAACAATACAGCAAGCAAATCAAGCCGCCCTCGAAGAATGGGTAATGAATCTTGTTAATACAAAAGTTCTAGCCCCAGCAGGTCTTGATCTTGCTCCCGGACTTCTAAGTGGAAAATCAATTCGTGCAAACACTATTACAGCAACTGAGTTGCAAGCAAACACAATCACAGCAGACGAAATAGCTGCTAACGCAGTTACTGCCAATGAGTTAGCGGCAAATCTTGTTTTAGTTAATAATGTTATTAGAAGTAATAGTTATAATGGCACAATTGCTGCTAATAATGTTATTACATCAAGTGGCACAACTGGTTGGGCTATAACATCAGCTGGTCAAGCAGTATTTTCCGATGCAGTAATTCGTGGAAATGTAACTGCAAATGCAGGAACCATTGGCGGTTGGGCGATTAGCTCAAACACCATCACAGCTGGTAGCACTACTCTTTCATCAACTGGAGCAGTGACTTTTGGCAACACAGTCATTGCTTCCAATGGTCAAATAACCAATGGTGGATATACCCTTTCAAATACTGGAGTATTGACAGCAACAGGTGCTGATATTTCTGGTGCGATTACAGCAACAACAATAACTGCGACTATCAGTGGTCGCATTGGACCATTTGACCTTACATCTACCTCACTAAAGAGTACAAGTTACAACGCTCAAAACTATATGGAAATTTTGGATTATGGCGATATACTAATATACTCTTCCCCCCTTGATGGCGGGCATGCTAATATGAGGCATAGAACTGATTTAGTGGGTGAGTACATTCAAGTCGCTAGACTCGCTGGATATGGTACCAATGCTCCGGCAATAAATAGATATATAACTCTTGGAAGCACAAATGGTGGTCCCGGAAACATTGGTATTGACATTGTTGAAAATAATGTTTCAAAATTTAAAGTGTATCAAGACGGTCATATATATTGCAGCAATGTTACTGCTACAACCTTTAATGGAAATGCAACAAGCGCTACCTATGCAGACACAGCTGGCTCCGCCACACCAGCATTGCGTCTTGGTCGTATTCTTGATACAACAGCAACAGCGAGCGGTCAGGATTTTGTTGTTGCCAATGGTGGTGGCATAGGTATGTTTAGAGTTGCCATGAACCAAGAAGCCTACGACAAGTCTGTTTCTGGAAGAACTGCTGTCTTCAACTCTAGTAGTTTGATTGGAACAACTTCGTCAACAGCTCGTCTTAAGCAGGATATTGAATCCTATACTTTTAATGAACAATCTATTTTGTCTATGGAGCCAAAAAGATTTAGATACAATGAAAAAGTAGAAGGCGGTGGCGATGGCTCTCCTTGGGAGTATGGCTTCATAGCGGAAGAAGCTGTTGCAGCCGGACTCTCCGAACTTTGTGGTTTTGACAAAGATGGTCTCCCTGACTATTTTGCATATGAGAGAATGTGTATTGCCCAGCAGCAAATTATCAGAACCCTTTGGGGGAAAGTAGAGTCCTTGGAATCTAGGATTCAAACCCTTGAGGGTGTATAATAGGTAGACATGGCTTACGAAAACTATACACAAGTATCTTGGACACCCGCAACGCCAATAACTGCTGACAGGCTTCAGCAAATGTCGGAGAATACCCAACAGGTCAAAGACGCTACAGATGATGTTCCAAGGGGTCTTATTAAGCTTAAAGAGGTTACTGGATCTCTAACATATAACTCAATGAATACATATCATGAGATCATTAACCTAAAGAATGAAGGGTCAGGAAATCCCGACAATAGTGTTACATTGCCAGCAAGTCGTTATGCTCGTATAACATTGAACTTCCCTGGTATTAAAGTTGCAGCTCCCGGTCAAGAGGATTCTGTTTTTATATTAAGAGTCACGCAGGGTAATATTGCTGCAGCCCCAACAACACTGTGTACTTGGAGAATTAGTCAACCAATTCACACATTCCTTGATGCCTCAGCAGGTGTGCCAACAACTGCTAATACACAAGTTCGTCAATCATCTTTCCCCTCGTATTTTGGAACAGGTACATATAGTCATGTTATTGCAACAGGTGGTGGAATTTCTGGTTCGGCTGGCACTGGTATCTTTAATATTGAAATTCAAAGAGATAGTGGAAATAGTGCTGCCAACCCAACTACATTCATAATCCCCTGTAGTGAATCAAAGATGCAAATGTACCTAGAGGACATCGGCGGTCAGGGATAATATGCCTCAAAGACCTTTGGCATCTAAGCGAGACGATGTTGAATGGACTGACAGAATGGCTCTAGGTGAAGCAAACCCCAACTATAATGGGGGAAAATATATTGACGATAAAGGTTATGTGCGTGTCTTGATGCCAGAACACCCTGCTAACATTAAGGGCTATATCTATGAGCATAGAGCTTTGTACGAAAGCTACCTTAAAAGGTATCTAAACAGATGGGAAAGTGTTCATCATATTAATGAAGTAAAAGCAGACAATCGTTTGGAAAACTTATTTCTATGCTCTATTCAAGAACATAGCGCAATTCACCGTGAGGGTAAAAGACCTAGTGAAGAGCACCGTGAAAAACTTCGTCAAAACATGAATAATAGACCAAAACCTATTAGAAAACCTCTTAAAAAAAGAACAGAAATTGTTCGGAAATATAATTCCGCAGATTGACACAAAGCGCCAAATAGAGTGCTACAATTATCCTTATGAAAATTTGTGGAGCAGAGGGTTGCAATATTGAATTCAACCCCAATACAGCTAATCAGAGATATGCAGACTCATCTTGTCGTAAATCAATCGACTCAATGGGCTTGTGTAAATATAGAAAAGAAAATGGAATTATTGAAATGCCAAAAAACATTGCTACAGGAGAAACTGTAGCGTCAGATTCAGAGTTGAAGATTGGTTATACAAAACTACTTCAAGAATACGAGAAATTGAAGAGTAAAGAAGTTCATCTTGCAGACGCTGTTTATCGTGCTGTTAAGGAAGAGATTGATAAAGGCATTCTTTACAAGACAACGAAAATTCCGACACCAAAGAAAGATACTCGTAAGAATTCAGAAGAGGTCGCTGTTGCTGTTCTAGCAGATTGGCAACTTGGCAAGACTACACCTGATTACAATTCAAAAGTCTGTGAAGAAAGAATTAATCAATTTGCTGACAAGGTTATTCACTTGACAGAAATTCAAAGACAAGATCACCCTGTTCGTGATCTTCGCATTTGGTGTCTTGGTGACATTGTAGAGGGAGAACTTATATTTCCCGGTCAAGAGTTTTTGATTGATAGTGGTCTTTATCGTCAAGTAACTGTTGATGGACCAAGGATAATGAAGAATTTTATTAATAAAATGCTTGAAAACTTTGAAACAATTACATTCACTGGTGTTATTGGAAATCATGGCTCAATTGGTGGAAAAGCAAGAAGAAACCATGACCCAGAAACAAACGCTGACAGAATGCTTTATCGTATTGTGCAGCTGATGTTTGAAAACAATCCTAGAATTAAGTTTAATATTCCAGATGGTCGTGGTGATCGCTTTTGGTACGCTATTGATGACATTGGAAAGTATAAGTCACTTCTTATTCATGGTGATCAATTTGGCAGTTTGTCCTCGTTCTATTCATTCCAAAAGAAAGTCTATGGATGGAAAATTGGCGGGATTGAGAGAAAAGATAGTGAGGGCAATATTGTTGATGAATTTACTGATGTTTACTTTGGTCACTTCCATACCCCTACCAAGATGACATTCAATACAGTCCAATGCCGTATTTCAGGAAGCCCTGAGTCAATGAATACTTATGCTATTGAAGTCTTGGGTGCAGTAGGTCGTGCTTCGCAACCATTAATGTTTGTTCATCCACAAAAGGGAATTGTCACAGCAGAATATAATTGCTGGCTTGATTAATGGGGATTAGCGATGAATCACATAAGATTAACTTGCGACAAATGCGGTGGACAGAAGTTTGCTGGCGCTGAGTATTACTCTTTAGGAGAATACTATGTTGATATCACCTGTGTTGTCTGCTCAGACACTAAAGATGTAACGGTTAAAGACTTTAAGAGATTTATTGCTAAATTATCTAAGAGGAGAGGATATCGTGATTAAGAGTAAACTAACAACTAATAAGTTTTACACATATGCCGGAACGATTGTTAAACTTAAAAAGATTAATAAAAAACAAAATAAAATTTATATTGAAAAACTAGATGATGGCTCAACGGTTGAGATGCCGTATGAACAACACGAATTGATTCTGTATAGGATTTATACTGTAGGCGAGGTCGCCAAGATCGTTGAGAAGCGAGCAGACACCATTCGCAAGTATGAGAAAAAATCTTTAATACCGGATGCAAAGAAATTTGGAAATAAATACAAAGGTTACGCAAATTGGCGCTATTATAGTGAAGATGATGTGTACATCATGGTAGAGTTCTTTAATACAAGAGTGCCGGGTCGGCCAATTGTGAAAGAGAAAAACATAAAACCGCTTGCACAAAAGGTGCAAATGAAAATAAAGGATAGCAATGTCAGAACAAAATAATGAAGTAGAAATTTGGGCTTCGATTGGTATTACCAAGAACCTTGGCAATTATGAATCGCTGAGGTTGGATGCTGGTGCGAAGTGCAAAGCAGCATCTCTAGATGATCCAGAGTCTTGGAAGAAATTATGGGATTCTATTGATGAACAAATTGAAGCTAAGCTTCAAGAGTTGGATGATGCCAAGTAATTGGTCAAGTAAAGCACTTTGCGTTGACCACCCTGAAAGCAATATTTGGTTTTCTTATAAAAAAGAAGACATAGATAGAGCCGTATCTATATGCAAAAAATGCCCTGTAAGAACAGAATGTTTTATATCTGTTTGGAATAGTGGAGAGTTTTATGGCGTATATGGTGGTATAACTGAGTTTGAATATTTAAACCTCACATGGAAAGAGGCAAAAAATGAAAAACAGAATAACAGGTCAAAAACTGATAGAGTCCTTAAAACAATCTTGCAAGGATTCTAGCAAACTTTTTATTCCAGATTCACCAAGACAAGAGGCTGTTGCGGAAGCGCTGGCAGAACACTACGATGGTGAATTGTTAGTTGATTCAATCAAATACTTTGTCAAAGGTCGGACAGGACCATTCCTGCTATTCGACTTTGCGATTGAATCAAAGAAAATTACAGACAAAGTAAAGCAAGAAAAAGAATCCAAAGAAAAATTCAAACAAATCATGAGGGAGACTCATGATAGAATGGTAAAAGAATGAACTACGAAGTTAGATTGTTAAATTCATTAATCCAATCAAATGATTATGTAACGGCTGTTAATGAGGGCGTTGAAAGCGTCTTTATGGAACATAGAGATATTTGGAACTTTATTTGCTCTCACTATGACGAGCACAAGAAAGTCCCATCCAAAGAGACTGTTAAGCAGCACCATCCGGAGTTTGAATTCTATTCCACTCCTGAACCTTTGAAATATTATATTGATGAAGCAAAGAATGGTTCATTGTCTTACCAAACTAGGGTTTTAGTTTCAAAGACGAATGGGCTACTCACCGAGGCTGGTCCTAAAGAGGCTTTGGCTTATCTCATGGAAAATACATCCATGTTGTATAAGTTCTCAAGCAATTTAAAAGATACAGATTTGGCTGGAGAGTGGAGAGATCGTGCTAAAGACCTGCGAGAGCGGTCTGAGAGAGGTCTTAACGAGCTTCAGGGCATTCCTAGTGGTATCGGTGTCATTGATAAGCAATTTGGTGGTTGGCAACCCGGAGACTTCATTGTTCTCCTAGGCTGGACAGGTGTTGGTAAAAGTTTTATTGCCAGACTGTTTGCAGTTAATGCTTGGAAAGCTGGCTATAGACCATTGATTATCTCTCTTGAAATGAACAAACAGCAAGAGGGGCAGAGACTTGACACTCTTCTTACCAATGGTGATGGTGCTTTTACAAATACAGACCTTGTTCGTGCGAATCCAGCAATTGTTGATTCATATGAGGAATGGGCTGAGACTACATTTGAGGGTAAGCACCCTATATATCTTGTAACATCAGAGGGTCTTGAAACAGCAGACCAGAACATGGTGCAGGCTAAGATTGATCAGTATAGACCTGACCTTGTTATTCTCGACTATCACGGTCTATTTGACGATGCCAGTGGAGCAAAGAATGAAACAGAGAAGGCGAAGAACCTTTCTAAAGCATTTAAGCGCATGGCGGTTAAGAACGGAGTGCCAATTATTGATGTGGCAGCAGTAACCATGAATGATGGTCACTCAGAGCGACCACCTGAGTTGGAAGAAGTAGCATGGAGTAAGCAATTGGCTTATGATGCAGACTTAGTTCTAGCAATTCATCGTGAATATAATTCCGATTTATTTCAAGTAGTATCAAGAAAGGTAAGACGGTCAACACAATTTGGTTTCTTCTTAAGATGGAACCTAGAGACAGGAAAATGGGTAGAAGAATGGGATATCTAATTAAAAAGAAATTTATTGAGGGTGAAGCAGAGGACATTGAAACCATCGCAAGACTTAGGCCTTGGATGGAAGATGAATGGAGCAACACTCATGGTAAATTTAGTAAAACAATTTTAAAGACGGACTACGATGCCAGCAAGAATGTATTCAAGTTTAAAATCATATTCAATATATAGTATGGAATCTCAAATTCGTGAACTGTTTGAGAAAAACAATATACCAATTGAAACTCAAAATGCTCAAGAATTTAATCTATACTGCCCTTTCCACAAGAATAGAAATAGTCCTGCATTCTTTATTAATGCAAAAACTGGTTTATGGCAATGCTTTAACCC